GTCCGCGTCATGCCTGGTCACCGAGCTGCCGTTCATGGACGGGGCCGTGGGCGACCTGGCCGAAATCTCGGTCACCTGGCCCGTGTCGGGCGTAATCACCACAACCACGTCGTAGCGCGATGATCGATCTCAACATCCGGGTTCAGCTCGAGGACGGCACCGAATGGGCGGTCAAACCGTCCATCGGGACGTTCGTCAAGTTCGAACGGCATTTCAAGCTGTCCATTCAGGCCCTGTCGAACGGATCGCTCGCCCTGGAGCACCTGGTATGGCTCGCGTGGGAACAGGCCCGACACGAAGGCAAGACCGTGCCGCCATTCGACCAGTTCATAGAACAGGTCGGGAACCTGGAGATGGACAACGACACCAGCCCTTTAGTCGACACAGCCTGACTTTTCACCTCGCCGACCTCGCGTTGGCCACCGGGCAGCCGATCACAGCGCTGCTCGAGGCCCCGCCTGATGTCGTCAGGGCGATCAGGGCAGCCCACAACGAACGAACGAAGGAGGCGAACCGGCGTGCCAGAGGTCGAAATCTACGTTGATTCCGCCGCCCTTCAGAAGGCCATGAAAGAAGCCGGCGACGACATGGTCGCCGAGCTGAAGGCAGGAAACAAGGCCCTGGGCGAGATCGTCGCCGCACGCGCCAGGCAGCTGGTTCCGGTGCGTTCCGGTGCGCTGAAAAAGACGATCAACGCTGTGAAAGCCGTCAGCGGCGCGAAGATCACCGCCGGCACGCCGGGTCTGACGTCGAAAGTCCCATATGCGGGTCCCATACATTACGGATGGGATAACGCGTTCGGCGAGGGCGTGACGATCGAGGCGCGGCCGTTCCTGTCTGATGCCCTGGACGATGTCCACGACGAGGTGGTCGACGCCTACGACAAGATGATCGCCGACCTGCTCAAGAAGGCGGGCCTGAGGTAATGGCGAAGAAGAAGACACAGAAGATCGACGTAGCCCTTTCGGCGAACGCGAAGGACTTCAAGCGCCAGCTCGACAAGGCCGAGCAGGACGTCGGGAAGTTCAAGAAGGGCACTTCTAAGGCGTTCGGGGCGGTCAAGGCGGTTGGCATCGGGGCAGCGGTCGGCCTGGGTGCTGCGTTCGTGGACTCCGGCCTGAAATTCGAGGAAATGGAAGCCATCCTCATAAAGGGCACCGGTGCGACCGGCGACGCCCTCGAGGACCTCAAGACCCAGGCAACCGACGTCCTCAAGACGGTACCCGAGTCGGCGGACGTGGTCGCCGGCGCGATCGCCGACGTGAACACGTTCTTCGGGATCACCGGCGACCACCTCGAGGACACGACGGGCCTGTTCCTGGACTTTGCCCGTGTGGCCGACATGGACGTCGGCGATGCGATAGCCCGAGTCGACGCCCAAATGACGCAGTTCAACGAACCACTCGAGGAAACCGACGAGCTGCTGGGCGACCTGCTGCGAATCTCGCAGGCAACCGGCGCACCGATGGACAACCTGCTAGGCCAAATGGAGAAGTGGGGACCCATCTTCGCCACGGCAAACTTCGAAGCAGAAGAAACAGCCGCCATTTTCGGCATGCTCGAAACTGCCGGCGTCGACATAGTGGCCGTAGGCCCAAAGCTCGAAAAGTTCTTCGCAGATGTCGCCGAGGCCGGCGGCGATCCCAGGCAGGCGTTCGAGGACATAGTCGAACAGATCGCCAACGCAACAACCGAAACAGACGCCCTATCGATCGCTGCCGAGGCGTTCGGGACAGCCGGATCGGAAATGACGTCCGCGATTCGCGACGGCAACTTCGACCTGGAGACGTTCGGCGGTCTGATGGGCGAGGGAACCGGCCTCGTCGACGCCCAGGCGGAGGCGACTGCCACCCTCTCGGACAAGTTCGCCACGATGAAGAACAAGCTCACAGCCGCCATGGGTCCAATCGCGCTCGAGCTGATGGAAAAATTCACCGACGCGCTGGATCGCATCGGGCCGTTCATCGAAGACAACAAGACGCTGTTCGTGGCGTTGGCTGGAGTGATCGGCACGCTCACGGGCGCGTTCGTTGTGTTCAAGGTCGCTACGGCTGCCTGGACGGTCATCGCGACAGCGGCAACGGTCGCAACGTCGCTGTGGGCGGCCGCTGTATGGGCGGTCAACGGTGCCATAGCGGTCCTGACATCGCCCATCACAGCCATTGTGGCCGCGATAGCTCTTCTGGTCGCCGGCGTGGTCCTCGCCTACCAAAACTTCGACCTGTTCCGGGCCGCAGTCGACGGCCTCGCCGACGGTGTCGTGTTCGCAGTCGAGGCGTTCGTGGGGCTGCCGAAACTGTTATGGGACACCATCACCGGCGGTGCCCGGTGGATCCTGGCCGCCGGGGCGAGCATCGGACAGAACCTCCTGAAAGGCATAGGCGACGCGCTCGGCGGCGCGGTCGAGTGGGCGACGTCGTTCGCCAAGGACATCGCCAATGCGCTGATCGGGTTCGTCAACATCGCTATCGACGACCTGAACAACTTCCTCGAAATCGATATCGATATGCCTGGTTTCTTGCCGGATATCAACATAAACCCGCCGGACATTCCCGGCATCCCGCTACTGGCCGCGGGTGGCATCGTGACCGCGCCGACCCTGGCGGTGCTCGGCGAAGCCGGCCCCGAGGCCGTCATTCCGCTCAACAGGGCCGGCGGCGGCATAGGCGGTGGCCCGATGACCGTCAATATCTACATGCCGGTCGGGTCGGACGGCGACTCGGTCGTGCGCGCCCTGCAGGAGTACGAGGCACGCAACGGGCCTGTTCCGGTCGGCACCAGGTCCCTGTAATGGCCTGGGTGTACAACCTCACGTTTGCGCTGGACGCCGGGTCGGTCGCGTTGTCCGACGTCGCCGGCTTCAGCTGCAAATATGGAAAGGGGGCCGAGGCGGCGTCGTATTCGGCCGGGGTAGGCACCCTCGAGCTGTACAACAACGACGGCAAGTTCACACCAGGCGGCGGCGGCACGTTCACCGACGAGGAATGGATCGGCAAAGCGTTCCGCCTGTACGTCTCCGACTCGGAGAAGGTCTACGCCTACGGGCCGCCTACGATCTTCGCCGGCGTTGTCGAAGACATCGACCTCAAGATCATCGACACGAAACAGTCACGGCTAACGGTGCGGATCATTGACCGCCTGGGGCAGTTGTCGCAGATGATGTTGGGCGACCCGGACGACTCGGGCGGCATCGCGTTTACCGGCGCGAACGTGTCTGCTCAGCTCGACGAGATCATGGACTACCAGACCGTCGGCCAACACGGCGACGAATGGGTCGTCGTAGACGACACCAACGTCGGGCGCACTACCCAAACGGGCCTCAAGCACGAAGGGTCCGCCGGCAAGGTCGCGCAGCTGCTCGGCCAGACAGACGGCGGCGACGTGTTCTGCAGGCAGGGCCGAATGCTCGACGCGAACTACCAGTTCAACAACCTGTGTTTTCGGCCGCAGGGCACGCCGTCGTTCACGACCGCGTTCGTATTCGACGACTCCGGGGCCGGCGGCACGTACCTGTTCAGAAACCTCGACGTCCTCGTTGGTGGTGCAACCGTGTGGACGATGGCGCAGATGCAACGCCAGGGCGGCGACGAACAAACCGCCAAAGCATCCGCAGCGCTCATCTCGAGCTACGGCCTGCGTGGCCTGCGCCGCACCGGCCTGCTCAACGACACCGATGCCGCTACCGCCGACATGGCCGCCGCCTGGGTCGGCCTGCATCAGAAACCGTCGGTGCATGTGTCGCGCATTACGACGCAGCCGCTACGACCGGGCGACGGCGACGACCCGCTGTTCGACCTGTCGATTATGGACCTGGCGACCGTGAAGTACACGACGCCGGGCGGCGGCTCGCAGCAAACCTACGAGGGGGTCGTCATAGGCGTAACGTGGAACATCACCCCAGACGCGGCGGTGGGCACGTTCAGCCTTGCGAAAGGCGACGACCTGGCCGCATTCATACTGGATAGCGCCCTGTACGGGGTGCTCGACACGAACAGGCTGAACTAATGGCACAACAAACATTCTCAGGCGTACCGGGCGACTTCACGGCCGGCCAGGTTCTCACCGCTGCCGATATGGACAAGCTCCGCGAGTTCCTGCTTTACCTGATCAAGGACGGCGACGAGACAGACACGGGCGAGGTGTCGCCCGTCATCATGGACCTCGGCAACGATCGCGTCGGCATCAACGAAGCCGCGCCGGCGTCTGACCTGGTGGTTCGTGCCGACAACGGCGGCGGTCGAGGCGGCGAGGTGTCGATCATCAACTACGCGACGGCCGAGGTGGCAAACGAAGCCGCCCTCAACTTCGGCCTGGACGCCTCGACATATGCAGCCGACCTCGGAAATGGCCAGATCAAGTCGGTAATGGTCAATACGAACGGTGCAGCCGACATGCACTTTTCTAACCACAACGGGTCGTCGTTCATCAATACCGTGCAGTTCAAGGCGGGCGGCGCGGTCTATCAGTACGCATCCGGCCAACAGTTGTTCCTGAGCGCCAACTCGCCAGCCTCGTTGCCCGCCACGGGTGCGTCAGCCAATATGTTCTTCTACTCGACGAACGGGGCCGTTTATTGGAACTCGTCGTCGGTGCGGCACAAGACCGACATCGAGGACGTCGAAGACGCCTACGCCGACAAGGTGCTCGACCTGCGGCCGGTCTGGTTCCGTTCGACATGCGTTGACGACAACAAGGAATGGGGGCATTGGGGCCTCATCGCCGAGGAAGTCGACCTGGTCGACCAGCGCCTCGTCTCGTATGGGCCGATCCCGCGGGTCGACGCCGACGGCGACGAGATCACCGACGCCGACGGCAAGACCCTCAACGAACTAGACGACGACGGCGAAAACGTGCTGAGGCCCGAAAACGTCCAGTACGACCGCATTATCCCGCTGCTCATCAACCTCATCAAGCGCCAGGACGCGCGCATCGCCGCACTCGAGGCCGCCGCCTAATGCAACACGCCGACCTGGTCCGCATACTCGAAGGTTTCCGCGACGACGGCGACGAAGACTGCGAGCACCTGCACCCGGTCCTGGCGTTTCGCCTCGCGGGGGCGTACTGGTCGTCTCAGCTCATGCGCGACCATGTCCGCATCGAATCCGGGGCACGCTCGGTCGACGAACAGCGACGCCTGTACGCGAGGTGGCGAAACGGGGCAGTCGGGGCGAACCTGGCGGCCGACCCTGACCGCCGGATCGCACCAGGGTTCGTCGGGTCTTATCACCTAATCCAGCCCGCCGATGGATGGGCCTGGGCGTGCGACATGACCCGTTCGGGGCCTGTCTCCTGGTCGCAGGTTCACGAGGTGCTCG